TAAACCTGTTTTTACATGTCTACGCATATAACAATAACTACATTTATATTCACACCCAAAACCAAAGGAAGGCGTAATAAAATTACTACTACGCCCTGAATCTCTGATTATTAGTGCTTTACGTCTTACATACTTAGGCATCGTTACCCTCCTCATTTCTTGCGTCAAGTTGTTGTCTAAGTTCTTCAGGATTCCATTGAGCATTTCTATCTTGCTCACGATTACCTTGTATTGCTTGTTCTGATGCAGGTATACTTACAGTTGGTTGACCACCATCGTCTACACTATGTATTATAGTAGGACCATGATTTACACCACCCATTCTAGTTGCCCATTGTAATGTTAGTTGTTCAGCATCTTCTGGTGATATAGGTTCTTTATGTACAGATAAATACCTTGTACAGCTAGACCTAAATCTACATTCATGCATATCACAATAGTCTTCTCTACCAGTTGGTTCATAACTACAAGTATCTACGCTATTTGTACCAAATACTTTTCTATATTCATCAGATAATCTACTTGGTTCGCCATGATACATTGTTTTAATGTTATTATGTGGACCTGTCTCGTTAGTATAAGATGTAGACCAATTAATACATTGCATTACATAAGAAGGTAAATCAAACTTTCTTAGTGAAGTATTAAAGTTAGTTGCATCATCACCATAACATACACTTTGACCAAATTCATTATTACTACCATATCTAGAACCAGATATGTATGGAAATGCTAAATAACCTCTATCATCATGCTGTATTACATTACCATATGTCATAACATCAAAACGAGGATTAGTAAAACTACTATTTCTAGTCATATCTTTTAATGGATAAGTTACAATATTTAATTCTATATCCATATCACAAGCTATATTTTCTATATGTTTAGCAGCTTCTGCACTACTTCTACCTTTAGTAATGTATATTTTCATAGCATCTGGTGTCATTCTTAGTGTAGATACTAATTTATACCTTTGATTAGTTCTAGATCTTTCAGCTACATACATTCTATGTCTCATATATTCCATATTATCTAAATTATCTATAAGACTTTGTGCTATCTCATCTTTTTCACACACATAATTAGAATATACATTCTTTCTTTCAACAAGAATACTTGGGTCTTCAAGCCACATTTCGCCATTATATCTAGCAGTATATAACATTCTATCTATACCTCTTAACATAGCTTGCATACTATTCCAAGAATGTTGTCTAAAATAATCTTCTCTAGACATAAAGTTATACATACCACTTGGTTTTCTATTAAATCCTAACATTTCATTAACAGCTTCAGCTACTATTTTGTAACTACCACGTTTCCATTTAAATGTTTTAGTTATATCTAAATTAGACCTGTATCTTCTGTTAAATATGTTTACTTGCTCTAATATATCGCCTTGTGGACCAAAATAAATGTGATCACCAAGGTCTTCTACTTCTATTTCTGCCATACACTGTTCCATTGTACCATCTACAGTGCATACATAATGTGAATCTATCATATACCCTCCAAGGTTTATTTAAATTGACTACACGCAGGACATTCTCCTGTTACCTATGATTGTACAATAACAGCTCTTCTTACTGTCTGTCCTAATGCCAATCTCACGCACCATCCTTCGCTAGTATATCTCTAGCACCTCGTCTATTTAAAGTTAATTACTTATTTACTGATCGCCACCAGACTTATTGTTATTAACAGCTGCAACAATATCGCCATCATTAATAGCATGAGTATTAGTTACAGATATACCATTAACAGCAATAGATGAGCTTGCAGATATATCATCTGGTAACTCAGCTCTTAATTGTTCTACAGTATCAGCATTAGTTTGTTTTTCTACAAAGCCACCGCCTTGTAAGAACTTTATTGTTTTAGTTGCCATATTAAGCACCTCCTTGTTCATATGATTCAATAGAATTAAACTCTCTTTCATACTCTTCTAAAAGATCATTTAGTTCTATTACGTTACGTTTTATTTGTCTTTGTACTACTTCTTTAACCTCACCGTTGACATAAGTGAGAGTTTTTCTTAATACTACATTGTTTCTTTCTATAGTATTTAATTTATCAATATCCATGTTATAACCACCACTTTACTATGTAATACCATAGTATAATACCTGATATAGTTATACCACCATAAATGAAAAGGTTACTCCAATTTATCATAAGCCCATCCTTTTCTTTATTTTATTCATATCTGTTGTTAGTTCTTTTATTTCATCAATAGAACCTTGCATATTTCTGTTTAAAACATCCATATTATTTTGTATTTCTTCTATTGTTTCTACAATAGCATCTATTTCTACTAATGTATCGGTAACACTATAAGATTTACCAGGATCATTTTTAGGTTTAATTGTTTTCGGCATCATTTTCTCCTTGTTTTGTTTTAATTAACTCATCAATCAGTTTATTTTCTTTAATTTTTAACAAAGCAATTTTATTCCTTGTCTTTTGTAGTGTTAAAAGCAGTTCTTCAGTACTAGATACTGGATAAAACATTAACTTTCTCATCTTACCTCCTCATATTTAAATTTTACACCCACCAACAGGCCTAAGCCCTCAGTGCAGTACTATCGATGATGGGTGTTTACCGTAGTCTGTTTTGGCACTTGTCAGGCCACTACAGTATGTTGTCTCCTACCAATCAACTCTTTTGTAATTCTTTTAATCTTTTGTTGATTTTATCGGCAGCTTCATAAAACTCATTATCTATTGCATTATCAAGAGCTATATGTAACTGATTTATCATAGCAGATGTTGAATAAGTAATATTATTCTTAGTATAAGAAATATACTGTTTCTTTATACGCTCATGATTTCTAATTTCTTTATCTAGTTTATCTTCTATCTCTTCTAGAGTACTTCTATCAGTTTCATCTAAGAACATTGCTGTTTGATATTTAACAACTCTATTAATAAGTTTACTAACATCTTCAGGTATTTTACCTTCTTCAATAAGCTCTATTATCATACATAATTGCCTATCTAAATCATTTATATCTGTGGCTTCTGCAGCTTTTATGAATAAATTATCACATTCACGACAACAAAAATCAAAGTCTAATATTTCAGCACTTAGTTTAGTTTTAGCTGTTTCTATTTTACCACATATATCACATTTATATGTTGGCATAAGTCTCCTCTTTTGTTATATATATCTTATCGTAAGAGTCTGACATATCATTTAAAGCTGTTTCATAGGTTTCTAATTCATCTTCCATCTTAAAACCCTCCTAGTAATTTATTAGCCATTTTTCTTGCTTCTTCAGACATATTAGGCTTACTACGAGTACCGCCTTTACTTCTTTTACTATATAATGTCTCAGATTTATCTCTCTGTTCTATTATATGGTTTGACAATCTTATCATTGTTTCTAGATTGTTAGAATCTACTGCATGTGACAGTATTTCTACTATGTTAGCTACTGTTTTAGACTGCATTACAGTAGGATCTAAACTTAATTGGTTAGGATTAAACTTCATTTATTACTCCTTTATTCGTATTTATAGTGACCAGTTATCTCAAATTTAAATAATATATCTTCAATGACTACTCCATTACCACCATTATGGATAATAAGAGGAGTACCATTTATAGTATGTATGTGTGACACTATACCTATATGTGGTAGTGTACCATCACGTAAGTTCCAGGTTATTATATCTCCTGGATTATATTCAGCGTCAAATCTACCAGTTATTGGTTTAGAGTAGCCATTGTTCTCAAAGAAGACTCTTAAGTGTTTAACTCTTCTGTGATCTATATTATTATCAACTTCATAGGGCGTATCATATAAATGATTGTTGTTTATCATATCTTCATACACTAATTGTTGTAAATCAATACCACAACAGTCACGATAAGCTCTAATTATTACATCAGTGCATACACCTATATCTCTAGGTATATCACCGTTAGGATAGTCTATTTCATAGTAATTACCATCATATTTTACATGACTATAAGTCTGTTTAACTGCATGTGCTACAAATACATCAAAATCGACAAATCCATAACACATGCTTAATAACAATATTATCTTTATCATAAACTATATGCCTCCTTTTTATGCTTATACAGAACATAGTTAGCATCTATCATATCTTGTACTCTTATTCTATGGTTAAGATTATATGTTTTATCAGATTGAGCTATATCACCTGAATCTTCCTTATTAAAATCTGCATCTAATACTTGAAGTATAGACTCTGTAAAACCATTCTTTAAGTCATCTAGCTTTTGCCAAGTCATATTATAACAAGGATAAGAACCACCATATAAGCCATTTCCAGCTCTTTCTTGCTGTATCATACCCTTAAATAGGAAATATTGTATCAACTTCCTAACTACATCTATATCATGAAAAGCCCATCTATCGTTACTATAACTACTAATAACTTTTTCAAGATCATTAAATGATTGAATGTTTGTGCTACTATATATCATTACAACATTCTTTAATAAAACATCCTTTTGCAAGATGTCTCTAATGCATAAGCCTAACGAAGTACCTATGACTTTATTCTTTATATCTATATCTTTCATTTTACCTCCAACAAGTTTCTATTACGTTCATTTATGATAGTTACACCACTATCTTCTAATTTATTTATTAATACATTAATAGCCCATCTATCAGCTTTATTATTAATATATCTAACAAAATATTGTATACGTCCATCAGCATGGATTAAGTCAGCAAAATATACATTAGACTTATTACCTGACTGATCTATTTTAGCATGTTTCATACATACCTTTCTGCCTAGCTTTTACACTAGGCGTTAATTGGTTTAGGAGAAAATATCTTATGTCAAGTGTGGTATAAGTTTATATATATAATACGCACACATGCCTACATTTAGACAGGCTATATCATATCATAGTATACATTGTTTATACACTACATTATTGCCTGTATTAGTTAATATTATAAGTTTTAAGGTAATTAAAATAGTAAAAGGGGACCGAAGCCCCCAGTTACTGGGTAAGTTAAACTATGGTTGTGGTTTAAGTGCATCCACAATTGATTTAACACTAGCTGTCAATGCTTTGACATCATTAGATAAGTGATATAACTTCTTATCTGATTTATTAGTTGTAGTATCTGACGCTTTAGCTAGCTCTATAAGCTGACTTAGTTCAGAGTTACCTTGTTGCTGTGGCACTGTACCATTTAATAAGTTAGGCGCAGCCATAGATATTTGTAACAGCTCTTGGTTATTGTTCGCCATGAACTGAGTAGACTGCCAGTTAGGGGTTCTACCCTTAAGTGCCTGCATATTCATTGCTTGAATAGCAATGTTATTCTTAGCCTCAAGGCCACTTAGCATAATTGCTAAGGCCTTCTTCAGGTATTCATTCATCTTGTTCTCCTTTTGTTTATGAACGGATTAAAGTAAATCAAAAATAACTAAAAAGTAAATTTGAAAAACCCCCGAAGGGGGGGTGGGGCACACTATATAGCCAAGCACTAAAATGCTACAATTTTTGAAAGTTGATTAAAATAAGTCTTGTTTTTAAATAATCCATTTAATAAATTTCAATATGAAAAAATACATACTTACAATTCAATATGATGAAAAAGAAGATACTGTAGAATGGTTACAAGAAGAACTAGTAGAAGTTGATTCAACATCAGATATAACAGTAGATGATATAAATAGTCTAACTATAGATGATGTAAAAGTTTTGTTTGAATTAAAAGATTATGCTAAGGCTTAACTATTAACGCCTCCTTGACGGAGGCTTTGTTATTATGAGAGTATATAAAGTAAATAGAATAGAGCATACAGTATTCGATGACATCAGCGAGGTACCTAGTAGTATAGAAATCGCAAGTAACTGGCGCAGTGCTAATATAGGTGATTGGGTTAAAGCTGATGATAAATGTTATATACAAATATTGCGCAAAGGAAAGATGATTGTGCCGAAAGGGCGGAACAAGGTTAGGGAATACGTTGGCACGTGCACTGGGACATTTCCAGTAACCTCCAAGGCGAAGATGGACACTTCGCGCAGACTCAATATTTACTCCTTTGGAGGGAGTAAGAGTTCTGCAGACGTTCTGCTAGATCGGACCGTACTAAGTAAGCACGAACATCTCTTTGTTGGATATATTGTATCAGGGTTATCTATGCAGGAAGCTTATATAAAGGCATTTCCTACAAATAGTCCTGGTTATGCAAAACAAAAATCAGCACAGCTCGTTAAAACAAAAAGGATAATGACTGCTATGAAAGAAGAATTAAAACCTGTTCTAGAAGGATTAGGTATAGATGAAACAAGTATTTTAAAAAATATAAATACAATAGCAATGTCATCTGAAAAAGATGAAACAAGATTAAAAGCTTTATTTAAGTTATCTGATATTATGGATTTAGAAGATAAAAATAAAACTACTGTTACTCAAGTATCAGGAGCACTATTTCAAGGGTTTGCAGATAAACACTTAATAGATGCTGAAAGACCAAAAAAAATCGGAGAGTAAATGAAAGAAGAAAATTCTAGTGATAAATATATAAGAAAATCAGCAGATGCTATATTTGATATTATTAATACACCTGTAGGAAAAACTATGCTTCCTCAAGCGCAGGTTTTAAATATTATAGATAGACTTATAGAAGGTAGTATTACTGAAGAAGAGTTAATGCAGCTCAAAATGCAAAATGAAAACTACTAAAAATGCCTGGGTATATATCAGACTTACTTAGTATTTGGAATCGTAATTCAAATCGAACTACAGCTAGTAGTGATGGCTTATCTTTTGGTGGAAGTTATAATGTATATTGGTCAAATTATACATATTATGATGATGAAGATATAAGAGATATAAGTAGTGCAGTTTTACAGGATTACTTTGATTTAGAACAAAATCCAAAAGACTTAAATAGTGTAAGAACAAATATATTTTATGACAAAATATCAAAAATGTCTGAATTTACAAAAAATACTGAAGAAGGTTACCGAGAATTAAATAAAATGGTAGCTAAAGAAATATACGGACAAAGTATTGCAAACCCTGATGAAGCTAGTGTTTATCATAATGAAATAATTAATTCTTATTTAAATAGAAGTGGAAGAGATAATATTTATGATGCTGCAAATTCAACTAAAAATATAAAACCTGTAGTAATGCCTGGTGGTAGAGAGTCTTCTATATGTACAGATACAGCTTGTGGAATTTTTGCAGATGCAGGGCTTATTAATTATTTACCTTGGGACAATACAGCTAAAAAATGGTCTAGTAGTAATGATTACACTATTGACGCTATTAAAGGTAGAAAAAAAAATGAAGAAGCTTGGAAACATTGGACTACTGTAGGTTCAGGAAGAATAGAAAAATCATTTCAAAAATTACAGCCAGGTGATTGGGTAATTTATGGAGATGAAGAATTTTTTTTACCTGTAGGTCATAAAAATAGGCCACCAACTTCAGCAGGTAATGAATCTGGAAAACATTCTTTAATAGTTTTAGATATAACTGAAAACGGAGTATTATTAGGATCAGGTAATGCTCCTAGCAATGAAAATAGAGGAAGGACTTTAGATACTCGTTTTTTTACATGGCAAAAAATAGGGAAAAATTTTGACAATAGAGCAGCTGAAGTATTTAGATTTACACCCCAAAGTGATAAGGTAGTAAAATTTGAACATGAAATATACTCTGGTACAGGAGAGTTTCAAGCTAATGCTGTTATGGGAGAGCTTTTAAAAGAATTAATGATAAGGTAATGTCTAAATATAATTTAAATATTAATAAAGAAAATGTAAGTAAAGCTGAAGAAGCATTATTAATGGCTCAAAAAGATATGATTTCGTTTGGTAAATTATTTTTACCAGATGATTTTATGAGAAGTGAAACTCCCTTTTTCCATTATGAAGTAGCAGATTCTTTAATGGATATGGATAAAAGACAATTAGCTGTTATATTACCTAGAGGACATGGTAAAACAGTATTAACTAAGTGTAGTATTATGCATAATTTTTGCTTTGCTACAAGTCCTTTATTTTATGGTTGGGTTGCTGCTTCGTCTAAAATTAGTGTTCCAAATTTAGATTATATAAAATACCATTTGGAGTATAACGATAAAGTTTCGTATTATTTTGGTAATTTAAAAGGAAAAAAATGGACAGAAGACGATATAGAGCTAACAAATGGATGTAAACTTATATCGAAATCAAATCTATCAGGCATTAGAGGAGGAGCAAAGCTCCATAAAAGATACGACCTCATTGTTCTTGATGACTTTGAAGATGAAAATAATACCGTTACATCAGAGTCTCGTGCTAAAATTGCCAATCTTGTTACAGCAGTTGTTTTCCCTGCTCTTGAGCCACATACGGGTAGGCTTAGGATTAATGGAACTCCTGTTCACTTTGATTCCTTTATACAAAACATACTTGTTGGTAAAGAAAAAGCTAAAAAACAAGGTAAAAAATATAGTTGGCATGTAATTAGTCATAAAGCTATGCAGCCAAATGGTAATTCTTTATGGCCAGGCTGGTTTGGCAAAGAAGAAATGGAACGTAAGAAAAAGTTCTATGCTGATTCAGGGCAGCCACAAAAGTTTTATCAAGAGTATATGATGGAAGTTCAAAATAGTGAAGATGCTATTTTTACTAGAGAACATATAAGATTTTGGGACGGACAATTTAAACATGACGAAGATACTGGAGTTAACTATATTATACTTGAAGACGGAACTGAAAAACCTGTCAACGTCTTTGCAGGGTGTGATCCAGCTACAGATAGCGCTAGAAGAGATACTGACTTTAGTGTTATCCTTGTTGTCGCTGTTGATGGTGACAATAATTGCTATGTTCTTGACTATATTCGTAATAGGTCATTACCTGTACTTGGGATTCCTGGAGATGGCAAAAAAGGTATTGTGGATTATTTATTTGATTATCAAAAAATTTACCACCCTTCTTTATTTACCATTGAAGATACAACAATGTCTAAACCAGTATTTCAATCTCTTGTTTCAGAAATGAGAAGAAGAAATGATTTTAGTGTTAAATATGTTGCTGAAAAACCTGGTAATAGAATGAGTAAAAGAGATAGAATACAAGAAATATTAGCACAAAGATTTGCAATAAGAAGTATGTTTCTTAGAAAAGAACAATATGATTTACAACATGAAATTTTTACATTTGGCCCAAGAATGGGACATGATGATACTATAGATGCATTAGCGTATGCATGTAAACACGCACATCCACCTAAATCTATGCAAAAAAGTAGAGAAGGTGTTTGGAGAAAACATAGACCTAGCGCAAAAAGTTGGGTTGTAGCTTAAGGAGAAACCATGGCACAAAGAAAAAATAGATTTGGAATGCGTATGCCAGCAGGGGGAAATTCATCTAAAGGCAACAATTTACAAAATACTAATAATGGTATGAATAATAATCCTAGATTTGCACCTAGAAGACCACAACAATTTAGACAACAAAGTCAAAATGGTGGAATGCCTGCTGGTCAACAAGGAATGAACAATAATGGAAATAATAGGCAACAAGGTGGAGCTAGATTTGCTCCAAGAGGACCTCAAAGATTTGGAATGAATCAAGGACCAATGCCAATGTCAGAACAAGGTGGCTCAAATAACAACTTTGGACGAAGACAAGATCCTAGATATGTTACACCTCAAGATAACATAACTTACGAAGGTCAAGGAAACGGCCAAGACCCTAGATATGCTCCAAGAAACTCTGGTGCAGGACGTAGGCCTGTAGGATTACCAAATCAACAATTAAGAAAACCAGGTAGTGGTGGCTCTAGAGTTATGAGTAGACCTACTATGGGACGTATGAAATTTAATAGAAGTCCTCAAAATAATAATAATAATGCTTTATCAAGATATAATAAAAATAAACTAGATAACTCAGGATATTAATGACTAAAAAAATGCATATATGACCTTTTGAAGGAACGCCACACCCAGTTGGGAAAAAGCATAAAAAAGGACCTAAAGGTACAAGTCATTGGAGTGATACTGAAATATCTCTTGGTAAAGAAAAACTAAAAGAAGGCAAATAATGGCAAAAAGAATAGATAAAAATGCACAAAGAATAAGAGATATTTTTGATTTAGCTAACAGCTCATCAAGAGTTCAATGGGAGTATATAAATCAAAAAGGATATGATTTTGCTCATGACAATCAATTAACTGAAGATGAAAGAATATCTTTAGAAGATCAAGGCATGCCTACATTTACTATAAATAGAATAATGCCTGTTGTAGAAATGTTAAATTTTTATGCTACGTCTAATAAACCTAGATGGCAAGCTGTAGGTGCTGAAGGTTCAGATATTGATGTTGCTTCTGTGTTTTCTGATATGGCAGATTATATATGGGATGGTAGTGATGGTTCAACATTGTACGCTAATGCTATAAATGATTGTGTAACAAAATCTGTAGGGTATTTATTAATTAATGTAGATAAAGATGCTGATAACGGTATGGGTGAAGTTGTAATAAAAAATCCTGAACCTTTTGATGTTTTTGTAGACCCTAAATCTAGAGATATGTTATTTAGAGATGCTAACTATATTATTATTAGAAAAATTTTACCAAAAGAACATTTATATTCATTATTTCCTGAACATAAATCTAAAATTTCTAAAGCAAGTAGTATAGATGATCAAGAGTTTGATTATAGTGAAAAAGCTACTGGTTCTGATAGAAAAGATTTTTTTTACAAAGATATTGATTCTAATGAATCTGTTACTTCAGATGGAGAACATGATGATTTAATAGAACTGTATGAACATTATGAAAAAGTAAAAGTTTCTTATGTTAATGTATTTTATAGACAAAAATTAGAGCCTGAAGTTTTAAATCAATTAAAAAAACAAGTAGATGAAGCTATGCAACAGATGCAAGCTGAAAAACAAGTTCAATTTTTAGAGCAACAAAAAAGTATGGAAGTAGCTGTTCAAGAAGGTAAAATGATTCCTGAAAGATATGAACTTGAAATAGCAAATATGCAAAAAGCTATGCAACAAGAAATTGAACAAGCTTCTCAATCTATGATGGCTGATCTTCAAGAAAAAGCTAGTGTAGTACAAAATACTATTATAACTGAAAAAGAGTTTGATTTAATTAAAAAAGATACAAACTTTAAAAATACTTTAGTTGATTATGTTCAATTTTATGGAACAAGAATTAAATTAAATTGTGTAGTTGGAGATAAGACTTTATACTCAAAAGTTCTTCCAGAAACTATAACAGAATATCCAATTGTACCTTTTCATTTTAAATGGACTGGAACACCATTTCCAATATCTGCAGTATCTCCATTAATTGGAAAGCAAAGAGAAATAAATAAATCACATCAAATTTTAGTTCACAATGCTTCTTTAGGTAGTAGTTTAAGATGGATGCATGAAGAAGGAAGTATAGATACTGATTACTGGGAAAAGTATTCAAGTTCTCCAGGAGCATTATTACCTATAAGACCTGGAGCACAAGCACCTACTCCTATTCAACCAGCTCCTTTAAATAGTGCATTTTTTAATATTGTACAAGAAGGAAAAGGTGATATGGAGTATTTAGCAGGTATTTATAGTTCTATGATGGGAGACTCAGGTGCTGCAAATGAAACTTATAGAGGTATGTTAGCTTTAGATGAATATGGAACAAGGAGAATAAAACAATGGATGTCAAATTCTTTAGAACCTGCACTCAAGCAGTTAGGAACTTTAGTCAAACAATTTACACAATCTGTTTACACCGCGCAAAAAGTATTCAGGATTGTGCAACCAAATGCTTTACAAGAAGAAAGAAGAGTTGAAATAAATATTCCAATTTATAATGATTTTGGAGAAGCTGTAGGTAAAATTATGGATTATGCATCATCTAAATTTGATGTTAGAATTGTTGCTGGTTCAACCTTACCTGTTAATAGATGGGCTTACGTTGCTGAATTAAAAGAATTAATGCAACTAGGAATTATAGATGATATAGCTTTACTTGCAGAAACTGATATTAAAAATAAAGAGCAAATAGCTAAAAGAAAATCTATGTATTCTCAAATGCAAGGTCAATTAGGTCAACAAGAAGAACAAATAAAAGATTTAAGTGGAACTATAGAAACCTTAGAAAGACAGTTAGTTCAGTCTGGTATAAAAGATAAAGTTATGCAGGCAGCAGTTGAAATTAACAAAAAGAAAGAAGAAGTTAAATCTGAAATAGAAAAAGAACTTCTTCAAACAGAAGGCGAACAAAAAGTTTTACAGTCTGAAATGAAAAATCAAGTACAAAAAAATCAAACTATTTTAGACGCTGAACAACAAAAAATTATTACTAAAACTGATGCTGAGGCTCAGATGGCTGTAAATAATTTAAAAAATGATTTGCAAAGTAGTAATAACAATGAGTAAATTCATTTAATTTTTTTTCAATAAAAGGAGAAATATGTCAAACGAAACAGAAGGTAACTCAAAAGTGGTAGATAATATCATTGATGACTCCAACGATTTCTTTGGCCAATTAGAAGGTTCCGTTAATGGAATCGTGGCAGAAGGGGAAGTTGATAACGCAGAAGTAACCCAAAGTGATAGTGGCTCCGAAAGGGCAACCCATGATAACTCGCAAGGCTCTAATGTGAACTGGGATAATGAGGACAATCCATACAAAAAAAGGTATACGGATTCAAGTAGAGAGGCTGTTAAAATGAATGAACAGCTTAGAGACTTAAAACCATTTGTGCCTGTTCTCGATGCAATGAAACGTGATAGTGGTTTAGTAGATCATGTTAGATCATATTTTAAAAATGGTGGTCAACCAGCTAAAACCGTTAAAGAACAACTAAATCTAGATGAAGACTTTATTTATGATGCAACTGAAGCAGTTGAGAATCCTGATTCTGACTCTGCTAAAGTAATGAATGCACACATAGATGGAGTAGTTCAACAAAGAGTTGGTAGTGTTCTTCAACGTGAAAAGCAAAATGCTCAAAAAACTCAAGCTAAAATTTCTCAAAAAAATATGGAGAAACAGTTTGTTGAAAAGCATGGTATGACTGATGAAGAATTTACTTCTTTTAAAGAAGAAGCAAAATCTAGAAAATTAACCATTGATGATGTCTATTATCTATTAAATAAAGATAAAGCGAACAAAAACGTGGCCAATTCTACTAAAAAAGAAATGTTAAATCAAATGAAAAATGTAAGAGACATTCCTTCTACTGCTAGCGATTCGAACAGTCAAGGTACATCTAGTAAATCAAAAGACGATGAATTGTTTGATGGTATACTAGGACTTGATGGTAATGTAGATAACTTGTTCGGTTAGATTGGGTTAGACCGTCTACCGAGCTTCACTTTTAGTCTGAACCGAAGGCATATAATATGCAGTTGAGGGAACGACATTAAGGAGATGGTCCTATGTCAGACTTATTTAGTCTAGAAACATATAGTGATACAGTTAGTACCAATGGTGCTACATCTGGTCCTCGTCATGGTACAGGGTTAGATACTGGCGATCTCAGAAGAAAGTTTAACTTTGGTGATAGGGTTTCTGAACTAGCAATAGCTCAAGATCCTTTTTTTAGATTTCTTGCAAAAGCTTCTAAAAAAGCCACTGACGATCCTTCTTTTAAGTTCACAGAGAAAAGACCTTCATGGCACAAGCGTTATGCTTATGTTTCAAATCACGGTACATCAGCACCCGCAGCTTTAGCAGGAGGTGATGCAACAATTACTTCTGGTAATGTAGATGCAGGTGATGTGTACTATTTTACAATGATAACTGATTACAATTCTGCAGGTAACTTGCAAAATGTATATGGTCAATCAACAAACGAAATCTCTCCTGGGGATGCTGGTACAAAACCTGCATTTTTTATTCCAGGTCAGATTGTTAAAATACCTCACTCAACATCAGTAACAGCAGGTTCTTGGACTGATGCATCAGCATCAGAAGGTTCAGCACCAACTGATTACATTATTGCTAAAGTTATTTCAGTAGATACAGTAGATACAAATGCTGTTAACTTGAAATGTAGCATAGTAAAAGGTGTAGCTGCTGCAACTGAATTAACTTCTTATTCAGCATACGACAACGCAATAGATGCAGTTGATGTTTCAGGTAAATCTGTTTCAGATTATCTTGAAAGAAAAAGATGTTATGTAGTTGGTACTGCATTTGGTGAAGGTACTGGATACCCAGAAACATGGAAAGATCAGCCATACTCTACAGGCTATGGTCTTACTCAAATTTGGAAAACTTCTTGTGCTATGACAAACACGTCTAGAGCAACAATCTTGAAGTATGAACCAAATGAGTGGGCTAGAGTTTGGAAAGAGAAATTAGTTGAGCACAAATTTGATATAGAGCAATCTTTATTATTTGGTTCGCAATACACTGATGGAGATGGTGTTAACTATACTCAAGGTGCAGTTGACTTCGTTTCAAACTATGGTAATTCTTTCTCATTAGATACTTCAACTAAAACAGCTGATGACTTTTTAGATGATTTATCAAGTTATGTAGACCCTAGATATAATAGTAGTCAAGCAACAATCTTTTTTGTTTCTACTGCTGTGTATAACTGGATGCATAAAATGGGTGGATACTTTAAAAACAACATGGAAATCTCTTCTAATTTTAGAGCAGATTTTGCTATGACTGGCAAGAAAAAAGTGTTTGGTGTAGATATTACTACATTCTCAACACCTTATGGTGATATGAATGTGGCTAGAAACATCCACTTAGATAGTACACAAATTAAAATGCTTGGTGTTAACATGAAGCATTGTGCTTATCGTCCACTTGTTGGAAATGGATTAAACAGAGATACTTCAGTATACGTAGGAGTTCAGACATTAGAGAACTCAGGAGTCGACCGTAGAGTAGATATGATACTAACTGAAGCAGGTATGCAATGGGAAATGCCCGAATCGCATGCTATATGGTTATAAGGAGATAAACTATGGCAAATCCAATGTATGGACAAAATAAAGCTGATGGAAACATCGGATGGTTACAAAACTATGAACATGGTATTAAAGATCATGGAACTTTAGGCGATAATTTAGTTCTTACTGCTTCTGATATGGTAAATGCAGTTGCTCACACATGTGATCCAGCAGCTGCTAGGTCAGTTACAACTGCTACCGCTGCTTTAATAGTAGCTGCAATGAAAGTAAAAGCTAGTGACAGCAAATGTGTTGCTGGTGATACTTTTCAAATGTGCTTTATTAATGGTGGTACAGCTGGTGCTGATGAATCATGCACTATGACTGCTGGTACAGGAGTTACTGTTGTAGGTAATGCAGAAGTTGAAAACCTTGATACTGCTAGCGATGCTATTAGTTCAGGTTCATCTTTATGGGCTGTTCACGTTACTGTAGCTAAGGCAGGTTCTGAAGCTGTTTCAATAATCAGACTAGCTTAGGAGGTAGATGATGGCTAACGCAAAAATGGGCGCATCTCATGGATGGACTGGAAACTATGTAGAATCAGCAACGGCTAGTTTTAGCTTAGTACCTGGTGATGCAGGAAAAACGTTTATCTTAAAAGATGCAGCTGTAACAGTAACATTACCTGCTTTAAGTGATGTTGAAGCTGGATATTCTATAACTTTAATATCTGGCGATGATAGTGAACATATATTAACTGGCGGTGCTAGTAAAATATATGGCCATGCTATTGATGGAAGTGGTTCTGCTGCTGAAACAGTTTTGCCACTTACTGGACATTCAACTATTACTCCAGGAGCTGGAATGATAATAGGTTCTAAATATGATATAACTACTGATGGTACAAATTGGTATGTTTATGTTATTGCTGGAGCTGAAGTAGCTGGTAGTTAACAAACAATAGTTTGGGTGCCCCCTCTGGTGAGCTTCCCCTCCCAAAGGGGGTGGCCCAAAATTAAAAGGAAAAAATGGCAGATTTTAAAACACAAGTAGAAGGATTAACAGGTTTATCAATAGGTACTTCGCCTACTAATGACGAGTTATCTCAATTTTTAGTAGACGGTACTAAAGAAGTTGTTAATAGAATTATAAGTTTAAGCCCTTTTGAAACTTCTAAGTTTTGCACTACTACTAACTCTACTACTAGTGTTACTAAAACAGGAAAAATATTATCTATTATGAGAGAACATGATAGCACTAGTATATTAAGAAAGTGTGATCAAATTGATCCTCATGATAGGTATAATGCTACAGATAGTGATAGTTTACATTATAGGAGTAAAAATAATCCAGGATGGTATGAATTAGATGGTAAAATTTATGCAGTTCCTACCGCTGCTGCAAGTGACAATGATATTGTTGTTACTCAAGTTTCTTACGCAACAAATACAGGGCATAGCTCTACAGCTATACAAGATTTTCCTACTGAATATGAGTATTTAGTAGTATTGTATGGAGCTATAAAATCATTACAAAATGCTTTATCTGATATAGATAATGACTTACCTAATGATTTAAGTGCTGTAATATTAGATTTTTCTGATACATCTTTACCTACATATACTGGGCCTACAGATTTTGTTTTACCTGTTCCTCCTGGTGGAGTAGATGTTGATTTTTCTGAAGCAGGAACAGTAGAAACGTTTGTGATGCCAGTATTTAGTGCACCTACTTTATCTACTAGCACTTTAGAATATAACGCTCCGATTATGGGAGATTTAAATTATTCAGATGCTAATACTTGGATTAATACAGAAGAAGATTCAGAAATGTTAGAATCAAGAATTACAGAAATAAGTGCTAAATTAAATGAATTTGAAATTAAATTAGGTAATTCTCAATCAGAATTTGAAAAAAACAATACAGTATATCAAAAAGAAATTAATGAATGGGCTCAAGATTATCAAGGAAAGTTATCTGAATATCAAGTTAAAGTTCAAAAAGAAACTCAAAGAATAACTTCTTCATTACAAGATTATCAAGCAAAAGTAAGTAAAGCTTTACAAAAATATCAAGCTGAAACAGGTTATGACATGACTAAGTATCAAGGTGAAATACAAGCTAATATAAATAAATTTCAATCAGATTTAACAAAAGAAAGTACTGATTTTCAAAATAATTTAGCTGGATTCTCTGCTAATGTTGAAAAAGCATCAGCATCTAATTCGGCAAAAATAGGTAAATATCAAGCAGATGTACAAAATTATATAAATAAAGTACAAAAAAATCAATTAAAATATGAATGGATGCAAGGTAGATTAGGAATGTTATCTCAAGAATACAATCAAGCTTTTTCTATTATAGCACCTAGACAACAACAACAAGGAGAACAATAATGGCAGATACAGCAAGAGGTTCGGTAAGTATGACACCTGTCGTAACTATAGCTGCTGATTCAGATGCAGATGCAGTAGATGCAATACATCATGATATAAAACAATCATTAGGTGGTAAATTAGAGTATGCTAAAGCTGATGTTAATGATAAATGGTTTTACAGTACTACTAAAGACGTTACAGGAACAAGTGCTGATTTAATAGCAGGAGATTTTACGGAAGGTGGAACAATAGCTACTGGAGATCATGTTAAGTTTTTATTTATCAAAAATAGTGGCACTACAGATGGAAGCACTGCAACTTCTTCAGTAGTTTATATTTGTTTAGATGGAGGAAACGCAGCTAGTGTAAGTGATGTAGTTGAAATTGGGCCTAATGAAGCTATGGTGTTAAAATTTAAAGATGGATTAGATGTTGCAGATTTACATGCAGCAACTTCATCAGGTACTGTTAGATGCACAGTTGCTTCTATTATAGATGATACAGGAGCATAAGGATAATTATGAAAGTTAAAGAATTAATAGAAAGAGTAGGAGCAGAAGAAATGCCAACAGGTAGAATGATTGCTTATATAAAAGATGGTTTAGAAGAAATAAATACTATTTCTGAAACTCATGTGACTACTGAAAGAATAGATTTAACTACAAATCAAAGGTTTTACAAGTTTCCTAATGAAATGATTAAAGTTTTAGAAGTTAGAGTTAAAAATCATTTAAATAGCAAAGATGAATATAGACAAATACCTAGACTTGTTTTTGAACCTAAAATAAAAGATTCGGATGGTAGTTAATGGCGACAGTTAGACAATATGGTTATTATGTAAAAGGTAATCAAGTAGCGATAGTTGAGAAAGATACTCAATTTGATAATGATGTAAACTCTAAAGACTACGGCCCAGGAAGTGATAGATCTCAATGGAAATCTCCACTTGCTACTGTTGCTGATGGTCTTGAAATACAATATGTATATAGTCCTAGTTACTTTATAGAGTCTACAGATGTATCTACCCAAACTGTTTCAGGATGGGATCAAGATAATGATGGTAACTTTAGACTTCGTGCATCAGGTAGTACTGATTGGACAACTTCTCCTGATTTAAGTAGTGTTACTTATATAGTATTACAAAATGCTGGAAGATTTAATGGGTTACATAAAGTTTCGTCAGTTACAAATAATAGAATAGTAACTACTACTAAAGTTTCAGCTTCTACATCAGAAACATTATTTGAAGAAACTGTTACTTTATATTATGATGTCAATGCATTAAGCGATGAATCTGATACTATAGATTTACCTAATTATTTAAGTAAAGCTTTAGTATATTATGTGAAAGCTAAAGTAGCAGAAGATATGATGAATCTTGAGGCTAAAGAATATTTTATGAAAGAATTTAGAAAAATGGTAGAAAAATACAACAATACTAGAGTTGCTGGGCCTAGAATGCAAAGTTCTGGACCTTATGCAATTAGATAACAATAAACAAGCCCATTCACGCACAGCCAGTGCTTAGGGCAGGAGGTAAACATGGCAGCAAATAAAAAACCAGGACTGAATAAATTTACAGTTCAAGAAGCAACTAATAAGCTTTGTCAAAAACATATATTTAGAACAACTCCAACAATACCGTCAGCAGATTATGCTAGTGGTGATGTACTGTTTAATTCAGCAGAAATTACAAATGCAGTTTTAGATTCAGGTGGGAAATCTAAACTTGTTGGATGTAGTGTAATTAATACAGCTGATCAACTTTGGGATTTTGACTTAGTTTTTATGCAAGTTGCAACTGATTTAGGAACTGTTGATGGTGCTCTTGATATAACTACTGGAGAAATCGCATCAGCAAAAATTTTGGGAATTGTAAAAATGGATTCATCTATTTACACAACTGATTTAGTTAATGCTAGATTTTCAACAGCTATCTTTGGAAATAATATTGGGAATCCTATTCCTGCAGTTATTCTTGAAGCAGCAGCAGAATCAACAAGCGTATATATGGGTTGTATTGCAAGAGCAGCTCAGGATACAAGTGGTACTGGTGCAAATACTTCTAATCATCTTAGTATAATACTTGACATAGAATATTAATATAAAGGGGAAATGTTATGGATTTAAAAGAAAGTATTAAACAAAATGAAGGTTATGTAGGTATTGTTTACAAAGATAGCTTAGGTATAGACACTATTGGATATGGTTTTGCAATTAAAGATTTAGAATTAGATAGAGATATATGTGATCTTATTCTTGAGCGCAAACTTAAAGAATTAGAAGATAGTATAAAACTTAAATTTGGATGGTATCCATTTATGCCTAAAGTAATTCAAGATGTAGTTATGGAAATGTGTTACCAACTAGGCGTAACAGGTTTTTCTAAATTTGTTAAAACAATTACATATTTAAAAGATAAAGATTTTAAAAACGCATCTATTGAAATGCTTGATAGTAAATGGGCTAAACAAACTCCAAACAGAGCGAAGAAAATGAGTGAAATAGTAGGGAGTATAGTTTAAATGGACGCAGATACGTTAAAATCGGCAATAATTGGTAGTGGAGGCATGAGTATCCAGTTTATGGATATGTTGCCTGAAATAGTACGTTTAGGCGTTGGAATCATTACTATAGTATATTTTGTATATAAAATTGCTTTAATTAGGAAAGAACTTAAAAAATAAATAAAAAGGGGAAGCTATGGATAAAGGTGTTGTAAAAAGAGTTATTGTAACTCCAGATAAACATTTTCCGTTACACGACCAACCTGCTATTAATTGTCTTAAAAAAACAATAGAAATAGTAAAACCAGATGCTTATGTAGATTTGGGTGATGTAGGAGAGTGGCATGCATTTAGTGCTTGGAGATTTAAAAGAAAAAAAGCTCCACCATTAGAATATTTACTTGACAGTTTTGAAAAGGATGTAAAAGATGTTAACAATGGAATGGATCAAATCGATGAGTCTTTGGATAAAGCAGGTTGTAAAGAAAAGTATCTTACTGAGGGTAATCATGACAATTGGCTTAATATGGCAGTTGAGAAATATCCCTATCTTCCTCAGTATAGATTTGCTACTGCTGTTAAGCTTGCTGACCGTGGGTACAAATATTATGAGTTCGGAAAGCACCTTAAGATGGGAAAATTATACTTTTATCATGGTCATCAATATGGGGGTCAATATCATACTTCTAACCATCTTAGGAAACTTGGATGCAATGTAATGTATGGACATTGGCACGATTTACAACAGATGAGTGCTACTCATATGGATGGACCAAAAAGTGCTTGGAGTATTGGATGCTTAAAAGATATGGGACCAAAATCTAATGAGTGGTTGGCTAATAGAAGAATTAATTGGGCTCATGCTTTTGCCATCGTTGATTTTTACGCTAGAGGGTTGTTTACGGTTCATATTATTCAAATTATTAATGGAAAAACGTCATTATGGGGAGAACTCATAGAAGGGTAATGGATGGATATATTTACAATATTGGAACAATTTGGAATACCAGTGACAGTAGCAATGGCGTTCGGATTCTTTATTTGGAAACAAAATCGATTCATCCAATCTACTCTTATGACAGAACTAGACCAAGACTTCAAGAGGTTGGAAGGTATTATTATCAAACTGATAGATCAACAGAAGTTAGTTCAGATGGAACAAAAAAAACTTAATGGTATTTTTAAAGCACAAGTAGAAATAATTGCTAGATTAAGTGGTAATGGTTTAAAAGATAAGTTTTTAAGAATTATGGAACAAGGGGGAATGAAAGATGACTAAACGTGGATTATATGCTAATATACATTCTAAACGTAAACGAATTAAAGCTGGTAGTAAAGAACGTATGAGAAAGCCTGGGACTAAAGGTGCTCCTACAGCAAAAGCTTTTAAAAGGTCTAAAAAAACTGCTAAAAAATGAATGAAACTAAAAAAATAAAAATTGAAACCCCGATAGGCAGTATAGAATCAGACAGTGGTAATCATTTTGTTGACATTGCTAGTGTAATTTTAATTATTATGTGTGTAGTTATGTTTAAAAAGGTAATGAAATTATGATAATTCCTAAAATGCTTATAAATACAGTAGCAAATAAATTAGCTAAACATTGGCGTATAGATAAAGTGTTAGCATATGTTTTTGATGATAATGAATTAGATTTAAAAATTAAACAATTAGAAAATAGAATTAATTTATTAGAAAAACTATCTGACCATCTAGACTTACATTTAAGAATAGAAGAGTTAGAAAAGAAAGGAGACACTATGCCATACGGTAAAGGAACTTATGGTTCTAAAGTTGGAAGACCTAAATCTAAAAAAGTAATGAAAAAAAAACCTGCTAAAAAAGCAATGAAAAAAAGGAGATAATAATGGTAGATATGATTATAGCTTATTTAAAAAGCAATAGAGAAGAAATTATTGATGGGATTAATAAAAAAGTTAATCTTCCTTTAATTTCTGAAGCTAAAGAAGAAAAAATCTTTGGCTCTTTATTTGATGCTTTCATGGAAGTTCTTGAAAATGTATTAAATAAAAAAAGTAAATAATGCCTAAAGCTACTTTAAATATTAATGATTTTTCTGGGGGGATTGTTACTAACAAAAACCCCAGAGACATTCAAGTTAATGAAGCTCAAGAGTCTAATGGGTTTGTAAATAATAATCCAGGAGAATTAAAGTTATCTTCTGGTTTTGTTAGAGCTCATGGTTTTGAAAATAATGAAGGCGGATACGAGCAAGAACTATTATCTCAAGGTATGATTAATAGTTGGGCAGTTCAGCCTGAGTATGGATTTAGAAAATTTATAATGGTAAAATTTATAAGTAGTTCAGGAGGTTATACTACAGTAGAATGTGTTGGTCTTAGTAGTTTTACTAGCAACGATAATTCAGGGCTTCAAATAATAAATCATGGTTTAACTACTGGATTAAGAGCAGTTAAAGTTAGACCTTCTGCTTCTAGCACAAATGTTTCTTGCAGAATAACAAAAGTTAGTGATACTCAATTTAAAGTAAAAGATTCGTTTGATATTACTGTTGATGCTGCAAAAGATTTTGCTTTATTAGCTATAGAAGCAAGTTATGATTCTTCTGGTATTGCAGGCTCTAATTTTGCTCCCGCCCAAACAAGTCCAAGTAATAATAATTATATTATAAAAACATACAATCAAGGTATATTTGGCTTTTATAATGTAGGTTTATTTGGAGCAGGTTTTTACGGAGAGATTGATAGAAATGCTTATCCTGGCCCTCATGGAGAAGATCCTTGGCTTTTTGATACTCAATATCTTTGGGATTGGCAACAAAAAGGAGGTAGCGCATCTGTACCTTTTTCTACTACTCCTGTTGTAGATGCTTTTTATGATAATGGACATTTTAGAGTTTTATTAAAACCAGGAGAAAAATGGAAATTTGGCCATTGTAGAAGACCTGTTTCTTATATACATTTTAATGATAAAGTTTATTTTTCTAATGATGTAACTGAAGTGCAATTAGCAAATTATGCTTCTAGTGCAGTTACTGATGTTGGTTCTCTTAGAATAACAGAAGGATGGTATCCTTTAAGAAGCCATATACTTTCACCTATAGAATATAAAGTAGAAAGTAATAGTGGTGATCCTGAATATGATGCAAATTACGGAGATGTTGCTGAAGCTTTTACAAATAGTGGTACAGCTCCATTAAACACTTATTCAGGCAGAGATGCTGCTGCTGGATTTTTAGCTAGTCAACCTGCAGATGCTTCAAGTTTAGAATTTTTTGGAGGACGTGGAGATAAAAGATATGGACCTGCTTTACCTCATAGATATGTTGTAGCTATTGGAACTGGTGCAGGTGATGAGCAGGTTGAAGGTGATTGGCAATTTAAAACTGGAGAACATAAAAAAATAGCTTTAGGAATATCTTACGTTTATGATGATATAGAATTTACAAGACAATTAGAATCTACAATTAATCCTTTAGAGGCAGGATTTCATGAAAATACTATTGATAGTAACGGGAGATGGGAATTTGGTGTAAATGAATCTGACAGTAGTGCAAGTTTGCAGTATTGGGTATATGCTGATGGAACTGATAATAATGATAGTGTTGTTGCAGATAATACAGCTTTAAATATTTCTGTAGTAGCAAATAAGGGCGCTCCTAATAGTCTTCCTTTAGAAGAACCTCAAATAGATGATTGTGGATTAATGCCTGATACAGGTTTAGTAGGTTCTTGGGCTGTTGGAGAACAAAGAGGTTCAGGATATAATAGTGGAAACTCTAATAGACTTGTTATGAATCCTAGAATAGTAGGGTTAAATGTTTGGCTTACAGGAACTGATGGCGAAACACTTGAAGATCCTTTTTGGCTTGCTACATTTGATTTTGAACATAATAAAAAAGCAGTTTCTCATGACGGTATAGAAGGTGATGGTTGGAATAGAGTAAGTCCAGATAGTGATGCTGTTGCTAACAATGTATTTGGACAAACAATTACAGGTATAAAAAAGATTCCAAATGTTACTTATAAAGTAAAAAATGGTTATTCACATAAGACTGTTACTCAAGCGTGGTATACAACTTCTGCAGTAGTTAACAGAAGATTATACGCAGGGAATGTTTCTTATTTTGACTTTCCTATTGAAAAGATAAGAGACGTTTCAGAAAATAAAAAAATAACTCATAAACCAGACAGAATTTTAGTATCACCTGTTAATAAATTTGATATACTTCCTATTACTAACTTTTTAGATGTAGTTACTGAAGATGGACAGGACATAGTAAAACTTATTGGATTTGGACAAAAACTATTAATTTATAAAAATAATGATTTATTTGTAGTTGATGCTTCTGGTGAATTTGAATTTTTAGAAAATACATTTAAAGGAATGGGTGTTGAAAATCCTGCTAGAGTTACACAAACTCCTGATTTTATTTTTTGGCTAAATAAAAGAGGAATATATGCTTATGGTAAAGATGGTACTGTTTTAGATATTATAAAAGAAACAATGGGTGTAGAAAAATGGAAAAATCATTTTTCACCTAGTTCACATATAAGTTACGATCCAGAAGAAGGACAGTTAATTGTTCATTGTAAAGATGTTAACGAACAACAAAAAGATAAGAGAGTAATTCTTTTAAATGTTGAGAATGGTAGTATATTTTTTAAAAGAACTCCTTGTATTGATTTAATAGATTACTTTAGTCCAGGTTTAATTATAAATAACAAACTATTTATAACAGGATCAAATTCTAATAATACTCATGAAGATTTTACTATTTATCAAAATGATGGATATGTTACAAGAGGAAGTTCTGAAGGTGGCGCTAAATTTAAACTGGGCAATGCAGATGGTGCTGCTTTAAATGCTATAGGTGATAATTTAAACTATCTTTTATTAAGAAAAGGTTCAGCATGGGTAGTTATTAATACTGAAATATTATCAGGGCTAGGTACTCAGCAAGATTCATTAAAAACTGCTAAACAAACTTTAAAAGAATTAAATAGAAAATTGTCTGTAAATGATGAATATGATGTAGTAGTAGATTATGACCATGATTCACAATATTTTAATATGAAAGCAAGAGCTAGAATAAGTGGTGCAGCATATAATGGTACTGCTACAGATTTAAGTGCTGGTAGTGGTGCTGAATTTGGATCTTCAGCTTTATTTGCATTTAGCTCTACTAATGCAACAGATGGTGGTGGTATAAATGATTCTAATGTAACTAATTGGTCAAATTCTGGAATGGATACAGGAGTTACAAGTGATACTTGCGTTTTTCATGTATTAGCAAATAGAAATAGTGAAACTAGCAAAGGTGTTATGTATACTACTAAAGTTACTTTGAAAAAGAAAACTGCAGACCCTTCAGAAGGTATTACAACTCTAACTTCTACATATGTTGTTGGAGAACATGGAAAATATGAAAAAAATAGAATTGGTACTGGATTTAACTATGGAGATGATAATGGTGGTGCTAATGCAGCTAATACAGAAAATTTAGTAATTAATCTTAGAGAATTTTTAGTATCTAACCCTATGCAAGATCAGTTTGGTAAAGAAGTATTTTTAGATGAGTTTTTTACTATAAGTGCTACTTCAGGGTCAGGAGTAAACGAAACTTTTAGTCTTACTCCATTATCTGAAGCTACTGAAGATTTTGATGAAATTATTGTAGATTCAGAAACTTACAATAGTTCTGGTGGAAAAATATCTGTTTGGTCAAATGTATCTAATAATATACTTACTGATGCACAATGGGTATCAAAAGATTTTGATTTTGGACAGCCTAATGTTAGAAAAAAAGTTTACAGAGGTTATATTACATACAAAGGTGATGCAGGTATAAAAATATATTATAAAGTTAATCAAGCAGGTAGTTGGACATCTTGTACTATAAAAGATGATGCTAATAATCAACTAGATCAGTCTACCCAATTTACAAGAGAAGAATTTAATTTTACTTCAGGAACAACAAGTAGCATATTTTCAATTGCAATAAAACTTGAATCAACTTCTTTAATTAAAGATTTTAGTGTTAATGATATAACTTTAGTTTATAGAACAAAAAGTATAAGATAATGATTTTTGATCCAAGGAAAAGAGACAGGAAACGTCCTAATATTGGGTTACCCTCTAATTCTAATGGAAGTGATGGAGATATTGAATTATACTTGACCCCAAAGGGATTAGCGTTATACGGAAAATTTAATGGTGAATGGTATCCTTTTGCAGAAGCTCAAGAAAAGGGTATAGTTAACAAAGATATAAAGTCTTTTATAGAAGTTAAAAACTCTCTATCTATTAAAAATCAAGGTGTTCTAAAACTTTTTAACAGTGCTAATAAATACTTTAGTTCTTTTAAAAACTCTGATTCTGCTACTGAAAATATAGAATACACATTGCCTGTAACAGGGTATAGTGATGCAGGTATGTATTTATCTGTTGGTGCTACTAACAGATTAGCATGGAAACCTGTTGGAGATGTTTTAACTGATTTAGGTATAACTGGCGCTGAAATATTAGACTGGACATCTGATCAAGGTAGTAGTAATATACATGCTAGTAATTTTGTAAATCTAACTCCTTCAGGAACTCTTAATATTTCAACTGGCACTTTAACTACTTCTGCAGCTCAAAATAAATCAATAGTTGAAGGTGTTGGAGCTAATACTGATATAGGCGCTTATGAATTTAGAGCACAAACTTTTCAGTCTGATGCTACTACTATTTCTGGATCATCCCCCTTTACAGTAGCTTCTACAATTAAAGTTGCAAATTTAAATGCAGATAAACTAGATGGAGCTGATTTAATAGATGAAGATGATATGTCTTCTAATAGTGCTACTAAAATACCTACACAACAATCAGTAAAAGCATATGTAGATACTGAAGTTTCAGGATTAGTAGACTCTGCACCAGGTGCTTTAGACACACTTAATGAACTTGCTGCTGCACTTGGCGATGATGCAAGTTTTGCTACTACAGTTACTAACAGTATAGCAACCAAAGTATCATTAACAGGTATAGAAACACTTACGGGAAGAAAAACAATTAATACTTCATTCCCACAACTTTCATTTACAGATGATAGTAATACTGATTATGTTCAAATAGGTTTAAGTGGTAACACATATTATCACAAAACATCAGATACAGGTATTAATTTTGGTTGGAGAGATAATAGTAATAATGATGTATTAAGTATTGATACAAGTGCTAAGACCCTTACAATAGGCGAAAGTGCACAAGAAACTTATGCTTTAAAAGTAGGCGATAATGGTAGAATGAATATGCCTCAAAGAGGATTAGAGTTTGAAAATGCTCATGGGTATTTTAGTCCATTAGGTGATATGCACATGCCTTTATATATTAATGTTACTCAAACAGATTTAATAAGATTTCAAACACCAATTACTTGGGAGTATTATGATTATTCAGGAAGTGCTTGGGTAGATGATAGCAGTAATGTTAGTAATTTACAGAATATGCTTGACGGTAGGAGAGGAACAAATTATGCAGTTTCTAATACTAAAAGAAAATTTAGATTTGTAATACAAAGGTCAAGTAGTTGGGCAGATGACCATTTATTCTATATAGAGAATACTTGGAGTTCTATTGGAACTTGGACATCAAGTGCTTCAGGAGGTGGAAGTTTAACACCTACAATGGTAGTAGAAAGATTAGATGGAAGTTTTGATGCAAGTGATGATAGTAATAATGATTGGACTACTAATAGTGGTATTACTACAGACTGGCATACAACAGGAATATGGAATGCTTTTGGATTGGGTATGTATTACTCAACAGGTATGCACAATACAGAAACTCATATAAGAATTACAGTAACTTTTCCTGAATATGCAGATGCAAGTAAAGAAATCAATATTAAAAATATTGGAGTAATGTCCTCTTATTCAAGTCAAAATACTAATCAAGATGCTTTTGTTCAAGATTTTAACAGAAATTTAACAGGTTATGGTAGCATAAGTATACCAACAGGAGATACTTATAAAATAAATGCAACCACAGTTTTAAGTGGTAATGGATTAGGTAGTGGTATAATAAATTCATCACTTACAAGTTTAGGAACAATATCAACAGGAGTATGGCAAGGAACTGCAATAGCAAGTGCATACTTAGATAGTGATACTGCACATTTATCAGGTACTCAAACATTTAGTGGAGCTAAGACATTTAGTAGTCCTGTTACAATTCATACTAGTTCAGATGCTATGTTTAACCTTAAAACAGCTGATGGTTGGGCATATATGCAATTCTTAGAAAATGACGGAACAAGACGAGCATATATTGGTATGGATGCAGATTTAGATAGACTTATTCTTAATGCTACTGAAAATGGTGCTAATGAAATAGAAATAAATACTACAACGGTAGATATAAATGCAAATGTTGATATAAGTGGAACTATTACAAATGCAGAATGGAATGGCGATGTAATAGCAAGTGCATATTTAGATAGTGATACTGCTCATTTAACAACTACACAAACATTTAGTGGAGCAAAGACATTTGGTGCTGATACTACATTTAGTGGGCATATTATATTAGATGCAGATAATAAAATTAAGAGTGATACATCAGGAACTTGGAACTTTATAGAGTTTGATGATGATTCAGGTAGTCCGGGAAACCAAACATTAATAAGCAGTGTAACAAATGTTGCTGCAATAGTAGATGGCAATAATAATGGAACAGGACACTTTGAAGTATTAAAAGGTGGAACAGATGCTACTGCTACTGAATTATTTAGAATAGAAAATGATGGTGATGCAGTATTTACAGGTAATTTATCTGTAGGAGATAACAATATTACCAATGTAGGCGATATAGCATTAGATACAATAAGTTCAGACGCAGGTACATCAATAGGTGTAACATTAGGAACAGATGCAGGAGATGATTTTAATGTAGGTAGTGGTAAACTAGTTGTAGAAGGCGATACAGGCGAAGTTGGTATAGGTACTGCAAGTCCTACAGCAACATTACATATTTCAGATGCAAGTAATAGTGGAGTAACTTCACTTAGTCTTAATGATAGAGTAAAAGTTAGAGGAGATGGAGTAGTATATTGGGGTTCTGCTGCTGCTCACGGTACTTTAAGTTGGGACAGTGGTAAAACATTAATATATTCTCAAGGAACAAATGATTTACAAATATCAGCAGGTAATGCGCATACAGACCATATTTATATTGATGGTAGTGGAAGCACTAATGATGGGTGTGTAGGTATAGGTACTAATAGTCCAAGTTGGAAATTGCACGTATCAGGGTCTCTTTATGCTACAAGTACGTTTAGAACCAATGGAGTTATATTACAACAAGAAAGAGCTGCTGCTTCTGGAAGTTACGCTACTTTAGGGCAGATTTGGACTAAAAATGATGCACCAAATAATCTATACTTTACTGATGATGCAGGTACTGATATTGCTATAACTAATAATGGTGCTTTGGCTAATGCTCCTACAGCAACAGTTGCTACAACTGTAACTATTACAGATAATGAAAGTACAGACGAAAACAATGCTATTATATTTGCAGCAGGTGCAGATACAGATGGTGGTAATTTAGGTTTAGAATCAGATGGTAACTTTACTTACAATCCTTCAGATGCAACTATAAATGCAGGTAAATTAAATCTATCAGGTAGTGGTGTTAATATTACAAATGATAGTGCTACAGAACTTAATTTTAATGGGACAAATAATACAAACATTACAACTGCAGGTAATATGTATATTAAAGCAGGTTCATCAAAGAAAATGTATCTTGGTGCTAATGCTACTGATAGTTTAGTTACGTTAGATACAAATGGATTTGTAGGTATAGGCAATACAGGTCCTAACCATTTATTACACGTTGGAGATGATGTTACTGCATCTTTTGGAACAACTCCTGATAAAGCAATACAATTATCAAGTTCTACAAATGACCACGAAATTGCCTATATATTGTATGCAGGAGAAGGCACTAATAACATTAGAAGTAAATACTATGTAGATGATGCTACTAAGTATGTAGGTTGGGATTCTACTCATAGTACAGGGTGGCTTGGTTATGAATGGAAGATTGCAGGTAGCCAAAGTATGAAACTTGACACTTCAGGTAATTTAACTTTAAGTGGTGCAATAACTTCAGATGGTGATGTATTTATCCCATCAGGTAATGCTCTACAATTAGCAGATGCAAGTGACCATACAAAAATAGAAAGAAGTACAGGTTTACAATTTTATACAAATAGTGCAGCAAGACTTAATATATTAGATTCAGGTAATGTTGGTATTGGTACTACAAGTCCTTCAACAGAATTAGAAGTCGATGGTACAATAACTGCTACAGGATTTGTAGCAGGAACAGGTGGACTTACAATTAATGAGCCAAATCCATTAATAGTAATGAAAGATACAACAGATGATGACGACCATCAAATACAATTTCAAGATAATAGTGGTAATGTAGACTATAAAATAACTACTGCAGGTGACATATTTAATATTCACGCTGTTTCTAATGTTCCAGTAGCATTTCATACTAATAATACTGAAAGATTAAGAATATTAGGTGATGGTAAAGTAGGCATAGGTACTGATAGTCCTGATAGTACATTGCACGTCAAAGGAGCAGGTTCTGATAATAGTACAACATCATTTGAAGTAGATGATAGCACAGGACAAAATTTATTTTATGTTAGAGATGATGGGGTAGTTAGTATAACTCACGGATATTTATTTGCACAACATTCTAATGGTATTTATTCAACAGGTTCTATAAAAGCAAGAGGTGGAGTTACAGATGATGGTGGCCCTTTAGGATTAGGGAGTGATGGTAATGTAGACCATTTAGTTATTACAAGTGGTAATATAACTACAGGTGTATGGAATGGTACTGCTATAACTCACGACTATATAGGTGCAGATGCAATAGATGGAACTAATATAGGTGATGATGTTATTAATAGTGAGCATTATGTAGATGGTAGTATAGATACTGCACACATAGCAGATGATCAAGTAACTTATGCTAAAATACAAAATGTAAGTGCAACAGATAGAATATTAGGTAGAGATTCGGCAGGAGCAGGTGTAATAGAAGAAATAACCCCTGCTAATTTAAGGACCATGTTAAATGTAGCAGATGGTGCTACTGCTAATGCAGGAGATATTACAAGAGTAAAATTAATTGGAGATTCAGGAGATTATACTATAAATAGTGGTAATGCAGATATAAGATTTCAAGGAGCAGCCTCTTATATACAAACTGAAGTAGATGATACTACTGTTATATTTGATTTAGCAAGCTCATCTTCAAGTGCTAAAGGTATAGTAGAATTAGCAACAACAGCAGAAACTACCACAGGTACTGATGCTACAAGAGCAGTAACACCTGATGGATTAAAAGATTCAGGTTATATGGGACATCAATTTAGACATATAATAAATGCAGGATTTAATTATAATCTTACAGCAGGCACAAGAGTCTTTATACCTCTTGTAGGTTATGTTTTAGAATGGAGTTCATCATCTTCTCGTAATGAATATATATCTTTTGTTGCACCTTATGATGGTAAATTAAATCAAGTTATATTTAGAAGTGAAGAAGCATGTGGTGATACTGTTGTAGGTTTACATAAATCATCTACAGGTACAGAATTTCCAAGCAATACAGCAAGTGAATCAATAACAGTAAATATGGCTACAGACGATACTCCATATAAATTTGCATTTACTGGAGGAGCTGGTGGTAGTGATAACCAATTTAGTGCAGGACAAATATTAGCAATATCATTTGATCCTACTAATGATGCTAATGATACAGTATTTACAGTAGAGTTTATTTTTGATAGTAGCGCAGGATTGTAAATATAAAAAAAATGTTGGAAATTAATAATTATTATAATAAAATTATACACTTTAAAATGAAAGGAAAATAATGGAATTACAAGAAAAACTAGAGAATTTAACAAAACAAAAAAACGAACTTGAGGTTCATTTAATTAAAATAGTTGGTGCTATAGAAATGATTCAAGCATTAATACAAGAAGAACCAAAGAAAGAAAAAAAGAAAAAAGAAAAATAATTTAGTTTGTTTAATTAGAAAATCATTTCTATATTAAATTGCATAAAAATAGGTGGTTTTAATGAATAATATCTATGGTTTAAGTAAAGCTGAATACGATATGAAAATGTTGGCTTTACAAAAACAACAAGAAGAAGAAGCTGCATTTCAAAGACAACAAAGAAGAAAAACTATTGGTAATATAGGTTTTAACTTATATAAAGGTTATAAAGCTGATAGAGACCTTAAAATAAAAGAAATGCTTAATATAAAAGACCCTAAGAATAGGTCTGTATATGCTAGAAAAGATCTTAATTTTTTAGAATCTTTAAATCCTTTTAAAAATGCAAAAAGTATGGTAGGTAAAGTAGATTATTCTCAAGAAGACTTAGTTGTTTCAAGTATGAAACCTGTAAAAAGTTTACAAAAAAGTCTTTTAAATACTCCTTCACCTATTAAAAATATTGGAACACCTTCTATTTCTACTTCTAAACCATCTTATTTAGGCAATCTTAAACCTGTTGTTAATAAAAGATTATCAGTAGATCCACAAGTTGCAGAAACAGCAACATCTACTTTTATGGATAAAGCTGGTAAAGGTTTGTCAGCTTTAGGAATAGCTGAAGGTCTTTCTCAAATAACACAAAAAGGTTATAAAAGTAAAAGTAAAGGGTTTAAAGCTGCTAACGCTATTCAAACAGGTGCTAGTACTGCTGCTCTTTTAGGGCTTGCAGGACCTTGGGGTTTAATAAGTTTAGGGTCTGGTTTACTAAAAGGAAAACTATAATGCATAAAAATACAGCAAAACAAGGTAGATTTGGAGATACAAAATTAAGAGAAATTGATGGTGAATTAAGTCACGTCAATGCTTTTGAAGCATATGTTATAGATAATAATATAGCAAATGGAGAAGAGTTTGTTAAAAGTAATGGTTTAGGTAGTGTTAATCCAGAAACTGGCCTAAAAGAGTACTTTCCATGGCTAATTCCTGCAGCTATTGCTGCTGCTTATGGTGCTTATAATGAGTATCAAGATACTGGAAATTTAACTTTAGGTGGTTTATGGGATTATAGTTTAGGTAATCAAGGTTTAGCTGGATCTTTATTTGGAGATAACGACTTATCAGGTATGGCTAAAGAGTCTGTAACAAAAGGCTACCAAGGTATAAAAAGTAAAGCTAATCAATTTTTTAAACCAGGTGGAGTTTTTGATGCAAAAACAAAATCTGCTAATCAAAATTTTATTAGTAATATGTCTTTAGAAAAGAATAATCTAAACTTAAATCAAAGTAAAAGTAATATGGCTTTTTCTGGAAATTTAATTAATAATCATAAAATGAAAATGGATAAACTATTTTCTGATGATAAAATTATGGATCAAAATTTAAGTGCTGAAAAAACTCAATTAGGTATAGATTTACAAGATAAGTTAAGTGGTTTATTCCTTGACTATGCTAATATAACTGAAGAAGAATTTCCTAATTCATCAGATATGAGAACTGAATTAAATTCTTTAGTTGGAGGTAATTATGGCTAAAAGTGAAAATATAGATGCTATATTAGGTTTGCTTGATGTTGGTTCTAAAATTTATCAAACTAAAAAAGAGTCTGATTTAGCTTTAGGATTAGCTCAAATGGAATTAGAAAGCAAACAAGATACTTTAAAACAGCAGCAAGAATTTGAACTATCAAAAACATATATAAACAATGAGCTAAATAAAGAAAATGCGCTTTTTGAATATGGTTTAAAAGTACAAGATGATGCTATGAAATTAGGAATAACATCAGATAGTCTTAATAAAATATCTGAAATAGATAAAGCTGACACCGTAAAATCTTTTATTGCTATAACGTGTTTAGGATCATCAAGATAA